GGACTGGTCGGCCTGGCGGTTGCCCAGGGCCAAGTTGCCCATGCCCAGGTTGTACTGGTTGGCGGTTTGCTGCTGCGCGTTGGAGAGGTTGCCCAGCCCCAGGTTGTAGGACTGGTCCTGTCCGCGTTGCGTGGTCTGGTTTTGCATCTGCGCGATGCCGGCTTGATTGGCCAGGCCGGCATAGCCCAGTTGGTTTTGTGCGTTGGCAATGTTGGCCTGCACATCCTGGCCGCGGGTGGCGGTTTGTGCGCCGACGTCCGTGCTGTAGCGCTGCTGCGCCAATCCCCCCAGGCCCAGCTCGCGGTTGACATCCTGACCACGCAAGGCGGTCTGGTTTTGCATGCCCGCAATGTCGCGCTGCGTCTGGTTGCCCAGCAGTTGGCCTTGCAGCCCAAAGTCCTGCCCGCGCATGGCTGTCAGCGCCCCCACATCCGTGCCGTAGCGCGAAGTAGCTGCGCCAATGTCTTGGCCCCGCATGGCCGTCTGCGCACCCACGTCGGTCGCATAGCGCTGCTGGTCAATACCACGCAGGCCCATGTCGTAGTTCAGGTCTTGCCCACGGTAGGCCGTTTGCGCGCCCACGTCGGTGTTGTAGCGCGAGGTGGCCGCGCCCACGTCGGTGGCGTATTTCTGCTGCTGAATGCCCTGGCGGCCAATGTCGTAGTTGAGATCCTGGCCACGCATCGTCGTGTTGGCGCCGACGTCCGTGGCGTACCGCTGCTGCTGGATGCCCTGCAGCCCTACGTCGTAGTTCAACGACTGCCCGCGCTGCGCCGTCAGGTCTTGCATGCGAGCGATGTCTGCAGCGTTTTGCAGGCCGCGCTCCTGCCCGTAGGCCGTGCCGTACAGGTTGGCCATGGCATCGGCCAGGCCCTGATTGCTCATCCCCGCCGCAATGCCCTGCGCAATGCCTGCACGTGAGCCACCCAAGCCCCCTGCGGCCATGGCTTGGCTGCGTAACTGCGGCAGCGCTTGGAAGTTGAGCTGCTGGTTGAACCGGTTGGCCAGCGCTTGCGCCTGGGCATCCAGAAAAGGATTCATCTGATACGTTGCCATCATCACCTCACAGCTTGACCCACGCGCCGCCCACGTAGGCATAGACCCCGGCACCACTGCCTGGGTTCCAGTTCGTACCGTCAGCCTTGACCACCATGCCCTCGCGCGGCCGGATCGGCGCCGCGTTCAGCGTGTCCAAGAACACGTAGGGCTGCGGCTGCTCCAGCGCCTTGCGCAGGTTGGCCAGCTCCTGCAACAAAAACCCCGGCAACTCGGCTGGGTTGTTGGGGGGGATCGTCGGGTTGTAGATCATCAGTACGCACCCCGCTTCACCACATCCAGATCAATCCCCTTCAAGCGCCACGCAAACCCGGCCGTGCTCTTGATGCGCAGCGACAAGAAGCGACCGGTGGCAAACGCATCGGCCTTGCGCGTGGACCCGATGGTGTAGGTCACCGGGCTGGACCACGTGGGGGCCACCTCCACGTCCATGGTTGCGCCCACCTCTACCGTCAGCGTCGCCCCGGTCGGGCCCTCAATGCGCGGGTACACCGCCCGCACGGTCTTGACCGAATACGGGTCGTCCAAAGACAGGTTGGTGCGCTCGATGTAGGCCGTGAACTCGGTGCCGGCGTCGTTGCTGCCGGCGTCGCCCAGCAAGATGTTGGAGCCGTTGCACAGCAGCATGCGGCCGTCGCTGGGGTTGAACTCGGCTTGCGCCCACACCGTGGAATCCGACAGCCAGGTGTCGCTATCCGAAGCCCAGGTCTCAGCCGCCCCGGGAGCAATCAGGCCAAAGTCGCCGTAGGTGACGTTGGGCAGATCCCGCGGGGCCAGCGTGTCGTCGGCAAAGTTCCACACCAGTGCCTTGGTGCAGGTGGTTTGGCCCACATACGGGAAGCACACCCACACCTCGTTGCGGCGCAGGTTGGTCATCAGGAACGAGCGCGCGTAGTAGGTGGTGTCCATCTGCGTGAACAGCCACTTGCGCATGCGCGCCGTAAGGATCGACTTCGGCCCCTGGCCGTTGTGCACGATGACGTCCCCCGGCGTCAGCACCACATGACCTACGGGAGTGTTGGCGATGCAGCCCCGCGCCAGCGCGCCCACGTCGCCCGGCAGGCGCTGGAAGGCAAAGATGAACTGGCCGCCGATGTAGCGCATCGAGTACATCGAGCGCTCTTTGTAGATGATGTTGGCATCCCCGAGCACCATCTGGTCGACCATCAGGTCGCCCGTCTCGGCCAGGTCAACCTCGCCAGCGTCCACCGTGGGGTCTGTCTCGTCCCAAGACGCCGGAATCGCTCCCGGGTCGGCCGAATCCGACCACTTGACCATGTGCGGGTAAGCCGTGCCGCTCTTGGTGATGCCGATGCCCACCAGGTAGTTCTTGAACGGGCGCAGGCTCTTGGCGCGCCAGTTGGCGTTCCAGCCGGTCAGGCTGGCCAAGTTGCTGGCCACGTTGCCGCCCCAGTATTGCGGCACGTCCTTCTCGTTGTTCATCACCAGCACGCCGTTGAGCGCACCGCCAGTCCAGCGGTCGTCAATCGCCCCAGTGGGGGCCGTGCCGGTGATGTCGGTGCGCGTGGTGCCGTCGTCCACGTACACCGCGGACAGGCCGGCGTGCACCCAGAACCGGGCGCTGGTGGTGACGTAAGGGCTGAGCCAGTAGGGCGTGACCGACGGCGCGGTGTAGACCGCCTTCATGCCGCCAAAGCGCTCGGCGTAGCCGTCCCGAAAGCGCACGTTGTTGGCGTCACTCCAGGCGTTGAGCGGCAGCTCCTGCGGCGCCTGGTCGGCCAGCACGCCGAACTGGCCGGCGTTGGGCAAGGTGATGATGGCCATGCTTACCAGCTGGTGATGCGGGCGTAGCCATTGCCGCCGTTGCCGCCGGCGCCGGAGGTGCAGGTGCCACCGCTGTAACCCACCGAACCACCGCCGCCGCCGCCCGCACAGCGCCCGCCTGCCCCGCCATTCTTGGCCGTCACACCTGTCCCAACTGCCCCAGCTCCACCACCGCCACCACTGCCTTGCGGCCTGCCCGTCATGATGGGCGTGGTGCCGGCAGTGCCCGCCACCGTTGTGCCACCTCCCGCGCCGCCGCCGCCGAACGTGCTGCCGTTGGTCTCGGCCACGGTGCCCCCCGCTGTTGCTGCATACAAGACTTGTACGCCAGTGTCGTTGGCCACCCCGCCGCCTGAGCCCCCGCCAGGGCCGGCCAGTGCGGCAATACCTGCAGCAACGGTAATGATGGCGTATCCACTTCCGCCGGGTGTTGCCCTGGCCGATCCAGATCCCGCACCCGTCTCAGCAAATCCGACTTGCGTGTAGTTGACACCAGCGAACGTCGACGGCGCACCAAACACCGCCGCCGTACCGCCTGCGCCGCCGCCAAAAGCGGTCGCAAGTGCACCAAATGTGGTGTCGCCACCCGCAGTTCCGTTGTTGCCAGAGGCGTAAGTTGCACTAGAAGCTGTGATTGCGGCGCCTCCAGTGCCGCCGTTGCCAACAGTGACTGACACCGTACTGGATAGATCTGCGGCTTTGAATAGGCGCTGAACGTAGTTGCCGCCACAGCCACCATTGGCCCCAGGCAATGCGCTTCCACCGCCAACACTGCTGCCCGAGCCACCGCCCCCGCCACCACCCCACAGTTCAACCATCACCATGGTGACGCCTGCAGGCTTGGTCCAGGTGCCGCTGGCGCTGAACTCTTGCACGTCACGGATCGTCTGCCAGCTCGCTGTCGTTCCGTCAGTGGTGATGAACTTGCCCGAGTTGCCCGTCTGCGCTGGCAGCGCCGAACTGAACGCCGTGGCCGCCACAAACGCGGTGGTGGCCACCTGCGTGGAACTGGTGCCTGTGGAGGCCGTGGGCGCTGTGGGCGTGCCGGTAAATGCCGGGCTGGCCAAGGGCGCAAAGCCTGTGGCCACAAACGCCGTGGTGGCCACTTGCGTGCTGTTGGTGCCGGCGCTGGGAGTCGGTGCCGTGGGCGTGCCCGTCATGGCCGGCGAGTTGGCAAACAGCAGCGCCCCGGTGCCCGTCTCGTCGGTGATAGACGCCGCCAGTTGGGCCGACGTGGCCGCAAACGTGTTGTTGGCCAAGTCAAACGTCTTGTTGGTCAACGTGGCCGTGTTGCTGCGCTCGGCAAACACATGCGCCGTCGTGGCCACTTGCGTCGTGTTGGTGCCCGCTGCAGCAGTCGGGGCGGTGGGCGTGCCTGTCAACGCCGGCGAGGCCAGCGGCGCCTTGGCGTTGAGCTGCGTCTGCAGCGCACTGGTCACCCCCGCCACGTAGCCCAGCTCGGTGTGTGTGGGCGTGACCGCCCCGGTGACGTTGGGAAACGTCGCCTTGACCGTCGATTTCACCAGCCGGATGTGGTCGTCGCCCTCGCTCTTGAGGTCTGTGGCACCCGGCAGCGCGGAATTCAGTTGGTTGATGTAGGTGGCCGATTCAACGGTCATAGCGTCCTCACTCTCATGGCTGAGCCCGAGCGCAGCGCGGTGTCGTCCATCTGTTGCAGCTTGAGCACGTCAGCCTGGTACTTGGATTCCCACAGCGGTGCGCGCTCGTCTTCCATCAGGTACGGCGCACCTTCTGCCAAAGCGGCGAACAGGTAAATGTTGGGGTGGTTGGTCAGCAGCCAGTTGGTGCCGGAAGCGCTCAACGCCGCCCAGCGCTGGTAGTAGTCCAGGCTCACGCTGTACACCGCATCCGGCGTGGGACCGAACAGCACCTTGTCGCCCAGCACGGTGTACACGCGCGGCTGGCCCGTCACGTAGGCCTCGGGATACTTGCGGTCCAGGATCTCAGGCGTCACCACGCTCAGCGCCCCCGGTGGCGTGGTGTTGCTCAGCGAGATGTTTTCCGCCTCCAGAAAATCGCTAGGCAAGCTCACGCTTTGCGTGCCGGCCACCGTGCTCAGCGTGGTGTTCACCACCTGCTTGCGCAGGCGCAAATCCCGCGCGATGCGGGCTTCGGCCAGCGTGATGAAGTCCGGGATGATGGACGTCAGGTCGCTGCGCTTGAGCCAGTTGGCAATGGAGGTCTGCAGGTCGGCATACGTGGCAATCGCCATGGCTTACACCCTGCCTTTCCAGATGCGAAAGTGCGCCAGCGCCGGGTCGTTCAGCAGGCGCTTCTGGTGCTCCTGCGACTTGCCCAGCTCGCCCAGCGTGATGCCGTGGGTGTTGAGGTAGCGCTCCACCAGCACCACGGGGATGGAGGCCGCAAGACGCATGTCCGACGAGCCGTGCCGGCCCTCGTTGTGCATGGCCTGGGCGCGCTCCACGTAGGGCGTGCAGTCCTGCGTGGTGCCGGTGATCAAGGCCCCGTCTTGCAGCGCCACGGTGGTCACCACCCCGGGCGCAGCGGTCAGGTCCGTGCGCATCAGGAGTTGTCCAGCGGCGAGACGTTGACCAAGCCCGCGGCCGTGCCCTGGATGTAGGCGATGTGCGTCAGGCCCTTGGGCACGTGCATGATCACCGAGTCGGCGGGCTGCACCAGCACGTCGTTGGTGGTGGCCGTCACGGTGGAGTCGCCCACCTTGACGTAGCACTCGTTACGCGCAGCCACCCGGATGTAGTTGGGGGCGCGACCCGAGGAGTCGTTGGGGATGGCGGTGCGCGCCGAAGCGGCACCCGTGGCCGCGGAAAAACCGCTGGCCGTGACGCTGATGAAGGCGCCACCAAAGATCTGAGCCATGAAGATGCTCCGACGTCTCACGACGCTGGGAGAAAAGAAAAGGGGCCCCGAAGGGCCCCCACGAACGATGCGCGGTGCGGCTTAGGCCGGAGCCAGGTGCACCGTGATCGAGCCCACCGCTGAGGTCGCGGTGCCTGTCAGGTCGTAAGAGAGCGCGTCTCCCACGGCCAGCAGCAGGTCCGACGCTGTGGTCGACAGCGTCAGCGCCTGGTTGGCGTTGGCGGTGCCCACCAGGTTGTAGGAGCCCGAGTGCAAGACGGTGCCGCTGGCCGGAGCCGTGGCGGTCGGGGTCTTGCGGATCTGCGCCGTGCACGCGCCGCCCGTGCCGGCCACATCGACGCGGCCACGGATGGCCTTGACGACGTAGGCGCGGTCAGCGACGAAGAACGTGCAGTCCGGCGTGGAGGCGGTGTAGTTGATGGTGACGGGCACAAAGCCCGCGCCGCCCGTTGAGGCGTTGCCCACCAGCTCCATGGAGGAGTCGGCGGCTTGTCGAATGTCCACAGACATGATCTGTTCCTTTCAAGTGAATGGGGCCAGCGCCTTGTGAGCACCAGCCCCGTAAGTTTCATGTCAGGATCACAAAATGTCGTACACGGCTCCATGCGCTTTGGGCGCACGGCACTCCAGCGTCCACTCCACCACCAGCTCGCGCTGCTCGGCGTCACCCGTCTTGGCCAGCTCGATGGTCTGGAAGGGGCGCAGGTAAGCGATGGCCAGCTTGTCGGACTGCAGCACGAAGACGTCACGCGCGGCCATGAAGCGGTTCGGTACGCACTGCAGCGTGCCGAAGTCGCTCACGTAGAAGTCCACCGAGCTGTAGAGCTTGGCGTCCTCGCTCTTGTCGAAGCGGGTCGCGTTGCCGGTAAAGCCGGAGAACGTCTGCTTCGCCGCGGGCGGCAACATGATCATGTCGGGCTCGCCACCGGCCGTGAAGACCTGCTGCAAGACGTCCTTGACCTGCGCCTCGGTGAAAGCGCGCTGCGTGCCGGCGGTGTAGCCGGTGTTGGCGGTGTAGCTGGCCAGCGTGCCGCCGTTGCGGTTGACGTTGTCCACCACCCAGCCGCGCAGGCCGCGCGACTGCCGCGGCGAGGTGGCCAGCACGTCCAACTGGGTGGCGCTGGTCTCCATGTCGCGCTTCAGTTCCAGGCTGGCCAGGCTGAGCTGGTAGGCCAGCTCGTCCTTGCGGCCGGCCGGGTTCATGGCCTGCTGCGTGCCCGAGACCACCACCTTCTTGGCGCTGATCTGCGTGCGGTTGTTCAGACGCGCCGTGACCGTGACGGTCTTGGCGGTCAGGTCGTCGCCTTCAGCCTGGGCGTTGTTGGACACCGCCGCGGCCAGCTCCTGCACCTGCCACTCGTGCAAAGTGTTGCTGGCCTTCGACTTGGACGCCATGTTGATCACGGGCGTCTGCGTCGGGCTGATGCGGTAGATGATGTCGGTGAGGTCTTCCCGGTTGCCGATGGCGGCGGTGGTCAGGAAGGTATTGGTTGGTGCAGCCATTTCGCTGCCTCCTTTCGTGTGAAGTTCAGAGAATCGTGGCGAACGCGCGGGCGGCGTCTTCGACCTTGCCCGACTTGTTCAGCCGCAAAAGTGCTGCCGTGCGCGGCTCAATGCCGGTGTTGCCGCCCATGCCCGGCCTCTCGACCTTGGTGGGCAGGGTGCTGACCTTCTTGGCCGCCGCCGATGCCTTGCCGACCATCTGGTCGTACAGCATGGCTTTGCGGGCCAGGATCACCGCGCGCGCGTCGGCGATGTTGTTGATGGCGTCGGGCTCGTAGCCTTGCTGGGCCAGGTAGTCCCGTATCGCCACCTTTTCGGCCTTGCTCTTGGCTTCATCCCTCCACTCCGGCAGCTTGGCAAGAAGGTCTTCCTGCTGCGCCTGCAAGTGGCGCAGATGCGCCTGTTGAGCCTCGGCCTGCTGAAGAGCGCTGATCCGTTGCTGCTCGGCGTAGACCTGACTCAGCTGGGCTTGCCGGGCTTGCGCCTGGTGCTGCTGTTTCAGGTACTCCACCGGGTCGCTCTGGAGCAACTCTTCCCAGTTGGTCTGTTGCTGCTGCTGCAGCGCGCCTTCCAGTTGAGCCTGCATCTTCTGCAGGTTCGCGGCGTAGGCTTGCCGCTCTTGGAGCGCTTGCGACCGTTCGGCCTCGGCAGCTCTGCGCTGCTCGGCGGCTTCCATGGTCTTGCGCGTGTAGTCCGCCTGGCGCTGGTAGCCGTTCTTCAGCTCGCTCAGCGGAACTTCCACGTCCTTGCCGTCAATCTTGACGGTGACCGTGGGTTCTGCCTCGGGAGCCTGCGCTTCGGCCTCTGGCGGGGCTTCGGCGGCTGCAGGTTCGGGCGGGGCCGCTTCAGGTTCAGCGGCCGCCTGCTTCTCGTCAGGCTCGGGAGCGGGCTCCAGGGCGGCTGAGAACAGGCTGCTGGCTTGGTTGACGTCAAGCGGACCGTTGGATCCCTCGGAAGGGTTGTCCATGCTTTTCACTCCTCGGGCGGCGCATCACTGCGTTGACCCATGCAGACAACAAAAAAGCCACCCGCAGGTGGCTCTTCTAAGAGGGTTGTCCTTCCTCTGAAGTCTTCAGAACTCGTGGCGCTGACCGTCGCTGTCCAGCCAGCCCAAGGGGCCAAGCTGCACCGGCACGTTCCAGTTGCCGTGGATCAGCTCGGCCTCGGGCGCAGGGTGAAACGCCACGCGAATCGACCCGCCGTGGGTGTGCGCGATCACGCCACGCGCGAAAGCATCCCAGTCCCCCACTGCTTGGCGCGGTCCATCAGGGTTTGCTGGTGCTGCAGGTCCACCTGCGCGAGCTTGCCCGTCTCCAGCGTCGAGACCAGGTGCGCACGCACCTTCCTCAACAGGTGCAGGTAGCTCCACAGCTTTTCGCGGCCGTCCTGGTCTCTTGCGGGGCTGTTCGTCCATTGCTCGATCACTTCCTTTTCAATCGCCTCAAAGGCTTCGATGAAGGCCTCGTTCTCCAGCACCTCTTTGGCGCGGGAGCCGGCGTGCAGGCGTTGTTCCAGGGTCATGCCCAGGCCCTGGACGGGGTTTGCGGGTAGACCCGATACGGCGCCAGATCAGCCACCTCGTCGGTGTGCCGCACGTTCACATGCCAGCCGTCGATGGGAGCCATCTCGTCCACCGCGTCACCGCTGTCGTCCGGGGCAGGCAGTACCTTGCCCGTGGGCTTGTAGATCGTGCCGATGACATCGACAGCGGCGTAGCGGGGCACCTTGACCGTCTCGACCACATCGCCTTGCAGGTTGGTCTGCTCGTCAAACAGAACGGTGTCAGCCTCGGCTTGGTCAGCGAATTTCAGGAACATGTCGTGGTACATCGTCAACCTTTCTCACAGTTCAGGCATCCCCGCCCCGGCACCAGAAACCGCCAGCCGCAGGACTCGCAAAGCTCTCCAGAGGTCTGCTTTAGATCAGCCACTTCAGCGATCAACTCGTCGTAAAACTGTTTTTTGACCCACTCCTGGCCCGCTGCCAGCACCTCCGGTGGCGTCTCGTCTACCAGAGCGTTGAATGGGTCGAAGGGGTCGTAGGTCATTTGCGTTTCCTGATCCACCGCACCAGCGGCATCAACGCCAAGCCGTCTAGAAAGCCTCGGAGGAATGCGGTCATGTGGTGATGGCCTGAAGTTCTGCCGAGGACAAAACACGCGGATAGAACGTCACGCGCTCAAGCCAGCCGTTCACCCTGAAGCTACTGCCAATAAGGCCAAGCTGAAGTTGCGTTACTGTTGGAACCGTTCCAGCGGTATCTGTAAATACAGTCCCGCCATTAGTGCAAAATTTGAAGTCGTTTGTCGCGTAAGACAACGCCAATTTGCGCGATGCCGTTGTTGTCCAGACAGCCCCAGCACCAAGTGCGGCTTGGGTTCCCGCAGATGTCTGCACTTGACCTACAGGCTGTTGATCTGTTTGGCGGAATACTCCTATGTAATTGGCGGTTGTTCCGTCAGAAAGCGCAGCCACAAAACGATTGGCATCATTACTTACCGTTATCAGAGACACTTGAGCATACAGCGTCCCCGCCGTCGCATTAAACCAAGGACTCAACGTATTGACCGACGCCACATCAGCAGAGCGGGTCAGGGCTGTGGTGGTGGTGGGGATGTAGCTGGTGGGGAAGGCTCCGGCTTCGAGTTGAGCGCCGAACACAAAGATTCCGCTGGTGCCGTCGCCGGTGTAAACAATCGAAGTTCCTGCTGGGTCTGTCGTGCTTACTGCTGGATAGATAACTCCTGTGGGAGTTGTGCTAGTGCTACTGCAAATACCAGTCAACGTGCAGCGATACCAACCATTCCCAACATTCTGAATGCTAAGTGTCGCTCCGGAACCCGTGCCTGAATTGAAAACAGTGCCAACTGCTCCTGTTGATAAGTTAAACGATCCATAAATACCATCGGCACCAGCGTTTATTCTCAAAACCATAGCGGTGCGCTCTGCGGCTTTTGCAAACACAGAGAACGAATGAACCGTCGTGCCGCTAAGCGTTACAGTTGTAGAAATGAGCGGGTGCGACAAGTTGACGCTAGTATCTTCTACCAGCTTATCTGCTACTGCCGTTCCGGTTGGTGCATTGGTGGCATCGGCAGTGATACTGCATCGTGTTTTTGTCCACCAAGCATTGTCGAACTGCTCTGAATAGAGCATCAGATTCGTCCGCTGCTCCTCAATCAGCAGCCCCCGAGCCGCCAGGGTGGCGGGGTTGTAGTCGAAGCGGGGGGCGTTGATGGCGGCGCTGGTCAGGACGCCTGCGGAGTCGAAGTAGGTGGCCGTGCTGGCGCGGGTGAAGGTGACACGGGGGTCGAGTACCCCGGCATCCACAAATGCCAAGTCCAAGCTCGCCGCCGACCCCGACACGCCCGTGGACAGCGCGCCCACGTTGACCGTGCTGCTGGCGCCGTCGCTCAGCACCGAGACCCAGCGCCGGCCTTGCACGCTCAGCACCACATGGTCGCCGCCTTGCACCAGCACATCCGCATTGGTCGCCGCGCTGGCGTCGTTGCTCAGGCGCACGTAGGCGCCCTGGCCGGTGGCTTTGACCACCACCTGCGTGGGCAGCTTGCGCGTGGTCTGGTCCCACGGGGTGTAGGAGGACACGGCGGTGCCGGTGGATGTGAGCGTCACCGAGTCCACCACAAAGAGCCGATTTAGCATGTCAGACCGCCAGCAAAAGCATTTCGATGTCCTCTTCGTCCTGTTGCATCTGATCGAACAGGGCCATCAGTTGTTCAAAGTGCCGCGAGTTGTACGCAGCTGTGTAGTCCTCCAGGCGCCCCGCCAGCTCGGCGTAGGCCTGCAGCGCGGGCAGATCCACCACCTCGGGCTGGTCCGCCTCTTGCGCGGGCTCCTGCGCCGCCCCTGAGGCGTCCTCGAGCGCCTGCAGCGCCGCGGCCTGGCTGGCGTACACCACCAGCTTGCCGTTGCGCTCCACCACAAACCGCCGCTTGCGCTTGGGCTTGTCGTCATCGTCGTAGCCACCACCCACCGCGGTGGTGCCGACCTGCGCGGCCAGCACATCCGCACCCTCGGCTATGTCGGCTGAGAACTGCAGTGCGCCCGCACTCAGGCTGACCGCGGCCGCCAGCACATCGGCGCCTTCGCTCAGGCTCGCGCTGCTGGCCACCACGGGGCTGGCTTGGGCGCTCAGAACATCGGCGCCCTCACTCAGCGCCGCTGAGGCCGCGACTTGCGGGCCTACCGCCGCTGCCAGGACATCCGCGCCCTCGGTCTGCGCCAGGCTCGCTGCCACGCTGACCGCGACCTGGGCGGCCAGGACATCCGCGCCCTCGGTAAGCGCCGCGCTGAACGCCACCCCTGTGGCGGCCGTCCAGCCGGCCATGTAGCCGCTAAACGGCAGCGCGGGTTGGTTGGCCTGCTCGGTGGCTGGCGCCTCAAACGGCGCGCCCAGCGGCAGCGGGATGAGGCCGTATTGGTCGGCCATGGCTCAGCCCGTCAGTTGAACTCGTCCCACTTGACGGTGACGATGATGCGCCGCGTGTCCGCCGTGGTGCCCGCGTCGGGCTGAAATAGCGCGATGCCTTCGCCCGCTCGCAGAATGATCTGGTTTTTCTCGACGTCCTCAAACCACTCGTCCATCTGCGGCGGCGTGTAACCCACCGCGGTGGCACTGGCGACCGGCAGCGAACAGATGCTGTCGGCACCCGCCGTGATCGTCAAGCCTGTCGAGGCGGTACGGATGGAGCCGGTGGCGGCAGGAAACGTGCTGTCGAGCTTGGCCGGCGTAACCGATGCACCAGACGCGGTGCCGGTAAACGTGAAGAGGCGCCACAGCAAGCGCGGCGATGTCGGTGCCGCCAGCGCCGAGCCCAGTTGCGACAGCACTTCAATGGCGGTCAGGGCCATCTTGTTGGCGTTGCCGATGGGGTTGATGACGTACATGAACGCGGTCGGAAACGTCTGGGCCGTGGCTTGAATCGTGAACACGCCCGAGTGCGCAACGTAGCTGCCCAGCATGTCGCGGGTGCTGGATTCAATGAAGAAGTGCTCGTGCACCGTGTCCGCGCCAATGACGCGGGTCTGGGTGCGCATCTTCTTGCCGGTGTTGCCCGAGTCGGTCGGGAGCTGGGCAAAGGCGGCGACAGGTGCGGCCATGTCAAGCCCCGAACGCCGTCACGGTCAGGCTGGTGAAGGTGCAGCTCTGGCCGGAGTTGATGGAGGTGTTGGTCACGATCATGTCGGCGCTCGACGTCCCTACCGTGCCCTGCACGACCGCCGTGCCGCCCGAGGTGTTGATACGAAAGTACCCCGCTGTGCCGGTGGCCGAAGCGTTGGCGTTGGCCACCGCGGAGGCCGTCAGCACGCCGTTGCTCACCGTGCCAAAACCCCCCGCGTTCCCGGCAAACTGCACCAGCAGCGTGCCCGTGGGCGCGGTGCCGACGTTGGCCGGGATGGAGCCGGAGTAGATCTGGATCTGCGCGTTGGCCCCGATGTCGGTGTTCAACTGCGTCATCGAGTTGGATCGATGCGTGGTGCTGTACTGAATGGCCATCAGGCGATCCCTTGTGCACGGCCATCAGGGCCGCGGATGATGGTTCTGGGCGCGCGCATCTGCGCCAGCGCTTCGGTAAAGCCCTGCATGGCCATGGCCAGCGCGGCGTTGGGGCTAGGCTCTTCCACGCCCCCTTCGGCCAGTTGCTCGGCGGGGCTCTCCACCTCGGGCTTGGCCTTGGCCTGGGCCGCGATCTGCGCCACCAGCACCTTGGTCTCGGCCTCCAGCGTGGCGCGCCAGCGCTCCATCTCCAGCTTCTCGCGCTCCAGCTGCGCCTTGGTCTCGGCTTCCACCTGCTTGAGCTGTGCTTCCATCTGGATGCGCGCTTGCTCTCTTGCCGCGTCACGCTCGTCGTTGGCCTGCTGCACCTGCAGCGCGGCTTGCTGCTCGGCCTGCTTGGCCTGCGCCTCCATTTGGATGCGCTGCATCTCGAGCTGCTGCTCGGCCTGGAACTTCTGCGCGTCGGCCTGCTGGCGCATCTGCTCAAGCTGCATGGCCGCTTGGGCCTTAATCTGCTCCGGCGTGGGCGGTTGCGGCCGCGGCGGGGCCTTGGCGGGGTCGCTGAAGAACTTGTCGGCTGTCTTGAAGCCCAGCGCCTTCACCAGCTCCGCTTGGCTCTGGTAGACGTTCTCGGGTGTCGCGGTGCCGATCTGCAGGCCCATCTGCTGCTGCTGCAGCAAGGCCATCAGGTGCGCCACCTGCTGGTCGCGGTTGCCTGTGCCCAGGCCCACGTTGACCGTGCAATCGAACTGGTTGCGCCATTCCCGCGGGTCCACGTTGACCCAGGTGCCGCGCAGGCGGATGAACGCCTCCTTGTCGCAGTATTGGCTCACCAGCTTCAGGATCAGTCGGAACAGGTCGCGGAAGCCCTCGGCAAAGTTCCTGGCGATCAGGTCCAG